TGACTGCAACATCAGAACTATGATCATTTGCAATCAACACACTTTTAACAATAGCCACACCACTTGTTGGACATGTAAATAAAGTTTTTACACTTGTGGTGTCTAGTGCAAAACCTGCGTTTTTGTATTGTATTGTCATGATATAAAAAAATTAAATGCTTGTTCTTCGTTTTTCAAATCCTCTTGATAAGATGTGTTTAATTGCGTCTTAACTGTATCTAAAGATTGAATGATTTGTCTTTGATTTTCAGACTCATATTTTTCTTTAGGTTCAGGTATGTAGACTGTAATTTTAGCCATTAGTATCCTCCCATTCCAGCTGCCGCATCGGATTGAGCTGCTGCAGAAGCACCACCATCGTGATCACGACCTCCACCGCCTCCTCTAGCTGCGTCTTGTGCTGAAACTTGAGCTGATGGTCTTTGTGCCATTTGTTTTTGTAAACCTCTTGCTTGTGCCATAGATCTAGCAGCGGCATCTCTTCTACCTTGTGCACCACCATATCTTTGCATATCTAAATAATCTGCTAAAGATGTTGCTTGTCCAAAATCACTTGATCGTATTCTGTCATTTAAATTTCGTAGACCACCTAACATCATTGACCCAATACCAATAGGACTAAAACCTAATCCCATCTTAGAGCTAAGTTTATTCATGATTAGATTTTTACCAATATCTTTAATAGATCCCATACTAGATGAAGCATTATTTAATACCAAAGGTAAACCACCACTTTCATTTGCTTGAGCTGGCATCTGACTCATTACAAAATCTCTATAAGTAGCAAAATCTGGATATCTCGCTTGTAAGGCTCTGTTGGTGCTATACTCTTGAAAGAGTGCTTCTTCGTTCATTATCTCATACCATCCTGTGATACATCTGCTCTAAAAGTTCCAAATCTCCAGTTATCATTTAATGCAGAGTTTTCAATTTTAATATTTGCTAGTCTTCCTCTTACTCTTGTGTCTATTTTTGATGTAGCAGAATTAACCACAAACGAAACAGTCGTTGTATTTCCTGCAATTGGAAAGTCTTTTGTTCCAAGTGTAATAGATACATTACCAGAAAGATTTTTAAAATCTGGTAGGAATCTTCTTATATTTAGGAGAAACTGACCATCACCTTCTACTGGTAGGTCAAAATCACCTGATTGTACAAAACAACTAATAGGTTCTTCTGTACCATTCAGATTAATTTTATTCAATCCTGTCTCATGTTCAAAATAAGTCGTGGCACCAAACTTATTTGTTACACCTTGTATTACTGGAAATTGTGGTGTCGTTGTAGCATCATATTCTGTTGCATATGGATTCGCATAAGTTACAGAGTCAGCATAAGTTGTTCTAGCTAATGACATTGTAGACCAAGTATTTTCAACATAATTATAAGTTACAGACCTATCTACCTGCACTGATGGTCCGGTGGTCGGTGTCCCTTTTGGATAAAACCATAGTATCTCGTTATACAAAGAGTTATGCGCACCAAATACAATTTGATTAGATGCATAATTAATTCCAAGATTGTCACCATCAGTCGTAAATACAAAGTCCTCTACAAGTGATGGCAGTAGTTTTACTGTACCATCAAACACAAAGAAGCCACCTGAATTACCCATCCAAAATACTTTACCATCTGCGTACACTGCTGCGTGTGGGCCAATACATCCACAATTAGTACCAACTTGTCTGATAGAAAAAGTAAAAGGTGGACCAACAAATTGCATTGTATAAGCTGCTTGGTCAGTCAAAATTAAAACATAATCTTTACCATTTACAGCTGCAACAATTGTGTTTCCGGTGTCCAGTCTAAATGTTCCTGCAGTATTGGTAGCATTTGGTGCATATAAGTTAAAATTTTCTTGATCACTAAATCTAATAAACATTGGATCTTGTGTAGTATTATCACCTACCGTTGTTTCAGTTCCAAAATGTATAAAATGTCTATCTCTATCAGATACAATTGTTGATACAGATTTTGTTGGAGCACTTGCCATCTCTGTGCATCTATTATTTAATGGATTACTTACTCTTGGATCCCAAGTAAATGTTTTTCCATTTCTAATTGTTGCAGTTAGTATTGCACCAAAATTATCTAAAGACCAGTTACCTGGGTCTAGAATAACTGATGAAGTTGTTGTTTGTTGTCCCCAACCTATAAAGTTTGTTATCTCTGTGACAGCTGATCCATCACTATGTGCAGCTGTTGAAGTACCTTGTGCACCTCTTGTAATACCAGTAAGATCATTTGAACTTACACCTGTGTATGTAATTATTTCTTGGTCTACTAAAATTGTGCCACCTGTACCGGAGAAACCTGTTGCACTTGTTAGTGTAATACTTGTTCCAGAGCCTCCTGTACCATTTGTATCATTTAACAATGCACCATTAAGTGTAGTTGTTTGAGCACCTGAAACATTTCCACCCCAAGTTCCTGTGCCCCAACCATATCCATAAGTTTGAATAGTGGGACCAATCTCAACATAAGCTCTTATAGTTGCGGAGCCAGCAGCAGTCATACCAGTGCCTGTCTCAGTTGATGCCATAGTAATTGTAAAACTATCTGCAGCAGCAGTAATTACTTCAAATGTTTGATCGGTAAAATTTGCTGTTGTAAAACTTGTTGCTCCACCACCCGGTAGAGTAACAGACTCAAATAAAAAATAATCACCAGATACTAATCCATGTGCTGTCTTATTAATTGTAACGGATGACTGGCCATTAACAGATGTGAATGAAGCTCCAGTAAGACCTGTCTCTAATGGAGTAACATCATAAAAAGCATCTTCATAATAGATTAACAAAACTTTAGATGTGCCTATAGCTGCATACTTTCTACCCTGAAGATCAGTCCATGTATGTTGAGCACGTGCCGGACCTGCAATGGTTTGACCACCTATGGCAGCAAAACCACCAATTTTTTCTGGTTGTGAATATCTAAATCTAACAAAATCACCATCTATCCATCTACCCTCTGCTCCTGAAGGTGTATCAGTTTTGTCAAAACCAGGTAGTAATTTTACATTTGTAAGAGGCATACTCTATTTTACACCATGTTAAAGCTTCTTCCAAGTCGTTGGTGATGGCATGTTATGTTCAGATTTTAAGCCTTTTCTCATGGTAAGTAAGACATCTCCAGATATAGAAATACGTGGCTCTTCTTTTTTATTTATACCTGTCTCATGAAATAACATAGATGGAAATATTACAATATTACCGGTCTTTGCTGGATATTCTGCTTTAGCAAAATTTACTTCATCCCATTTTTTAAAATAAGGATCTCTTTTCGGAATACTTAAACCAACTTTATGTGCTTCATCATCCAAGAAAAAAAGATTGCCTTGTTCATTTGCTTCGACATAATACACGAAACTAAAATGACTTGTCATGTGTCTATGATATGCAATGAATTGGTCTTTATCAGAATAAGTTGCCCACGATTTAGTTATATATAATTCAAACAATTCAAGATCATAATGTTGACGATGAAGTGCAGCTATAATTGCTTGTGTAATTTCATCATATAATTTTTTAAATTTTTCATTCAAATGTAAATTATCATCAATACTTTGAAGATCTTTACCTTTGATATCCGTTGTCCGTGCATACTGAGAGTTTGTTGCTGTAACGTCTTTTTTTAATATAGGTAATATTTCTTTATTTATTTTTTCAAAATTTTGAATTTGTGATATGTAAATCGGATAACCAAACCATTTACTAATGTTTGTCATCAACAAACTATACTAAAGTATACGTAAAAATCTATAAACAATTTCTCCATCACCACCTGCAGCACCACTTGTAGATCCACCACTTACTTGAGCAGCTCCACCGCCACCTCCAGAACCTCTAGTGCCTGGTGTACCATTTGTTCCTGACCCACTTGAAGAACCTCCTGCTCCACCAGTGATACCGCCATCATATGAGTCTGCCCCAGAAAAACCACTTATTCGACAATTATCACCACCACAATTACCTGAACCAGATAGACTTCCTGTTGCACCACTACCACTATCATTAAAAGTTCCAGCAGGTCCTGAAGTGTTTGTGTTTACATTTTTAGTTGTGCCATCACTATCTCTAAACGTTCCTGTGCTGACACTTGAAGCTACAGTCGCTGTGCCTGGTGTGCCAGCTGTATTTGTTCGTAAGGGACCTTGCACACCTCCTCCAGTGCCTGACGATCCACCACCTCCAGTAAGTGTAAATAAAGATCCAGCAGAAGATCCTGATAAAGTTGTTGACGTTCCACTACTAGCTGTTGTGTTAAATTTTACTCCTGTCCCTGCAGCTCCACCTGATCCAATTGCATAAGTTAAAGTTTCTCCACCTGTAATAGAAAATATTTTATCAGATACATATCCTCCTGAACCACCTCCTGCTCCTGCAGATTCTCCTCCTGCTTTATCATAATCAGATCCACTGACTGCGCCACCGCCACCACCTACAGCAGCTTGTATATGAATTGCATTAGAGTTATCTGGTGCAACAAATGTTCCAGACCCTGTAGATAATGTAACAAATGATGTAGCTTCAAAAGCACTAAATACCAATTGGTACGTGCCACCTACATTTGCATAAGCTTCGTTAACTTCTTGATAAGTACCACTTACATTTACAAATATTTGATTTGCTTGTTGAAAGCCACTTGAGTTTCTAACATACGACTCAGCCATTTAAACCTCTATGCGTATACGAACCAAAGATCTCCATCAGATCCTCCTGCAGGAGTTACATTAGTGGTGATTGTAAATTTTCTTTCAAGTTTATCTGCAGTGATTGCGTTGTTAGTAATTTTTACAGTTGAAATCACACCATCAGAAATCTTCGCTGTTACAATTTGGTTATCAGATATCTTTGCTGTAGTTATTTGATTGTCTGATATTTTTGCAGTTGTTACAGAATTATCTGAAAGAGACGCAGTAGCAACTAATCCACCCAATGTGCTTAAATCAATTCTTTTAATATTTGTACCATCTGAATAAGCTAAATGTCTTTTACCTTCATCTAAATTAAAACCAGTGCCACTTGAGGTTTTAAAAGTTATTGAACTTGTATTATGTGTTGTTTGATCATCTAAAATATAAATTTTTTCCATTGAATTAGGCACAGTAACATTAGTAGCCCCTGTTAAACTACCACCAAATCCAAGAACCATATTTCTTGCTTGTGAAATAGAACCATCATCCATTGTAAGTCCTATTGTAGTAGTGGTTACACTGATAGATTCATATCCTGCTATAGCTTGTTGTACTAAATTTAAATTAGTATTTGTTTTTGTACCCCATGTACCAGCGTTCTCACCAGTAGCCATTAGTTCTAATTTTAAATCTGTCGAAAATGTAGATGCCATATTTGTATTATAATCCTATTATGCAGCAATATCAACTTCAACCCAAACGTTGCTTACATTTGGATCTACGTTAGACCATGCAATAGTACCTATATTTCCTTCACTTATTGAGAGCTGTTGACCAGTCACATCCGCAGGCGTGTTGAGTTCCACAGTAACTGAATTAATAGCTGTTGTTAAATTTAAGCCAGTAACACTAGCTGTTACATCAATACTAATATCTACACTATCGTCAGAGATAGTTAGTAAGTTTGTTGTTGCACTTACATTTGCATCTCCTGTCATAGACAATGTGCCAGCAGAGGCAGTTAAATCTATACCCGTTACATTGACTGTAAATGTAGCATCTGCCGTACCAACTGCAGTAGTCATAGCTGCACCAGTTAATGGTGCATCTACTGCAATATCTATCTCAACACTTCCTACTGCTGTTTCTAATTCGTTTTCACCTTGAAGGACAACTGCTGTACCATCAGCTTGAATAGAATAAGGTCCAATGTTTGTAGTTAGAGATTGTCCTGTAGGGATGATATCAGGGTCAACCTGTATTGCACCCATTGTTGTTGTTGCTGTTACACCTGTAACTTGTATTGTAGGATTTGAAACAATACCGATACTTACTGAACCAATGGCACTTGTAAGAGCTATACCTGTTACTTCAACATTAGCATTAGTGCCGCCTAAAGCTGCAATTGGTGATTGTGCAATAGCTGTAATTCCTAACATATATCTCCATTAAGTGCGAGGGGTTGGTGATTGAGGTGGTAAAACCCCCCACACCATGAAATTATATCATTTCTTAAACCATGAAGGAAGACCTAGATGAGGACGTTTATCAAACATATTATATTTGGCACCTGGTGTTTTTCTATTATTATAGTGTAAAAATACTTGAATACATTCTTTACCTTTAAATTTCTCTCGCCAATGTTCTAATTCACAACCAGAATAGACTAACATGTCTCCTTGTTTTAAATCTACTCTTACACCTTTTTTACCAATCTCTCCTGAGGGTTCTAGGTATATTGGCCAATCATCTCCTGCTAAATTCATAGTAGTAGATATTTCACAACTAAATCTATCCTTGTGTCGTTTTAATTCATCACCTTTTTTATATATTC